ACTGAGGGCTTCGGTGCTGGCTCCAATGCGCAAGTTGGTTTTCTGTAGCTGGTCACCCCAATCGACTTGGCTTTGAATAGTATTAGCGGCAAACATGCCCGCAATTACGCCAGCGATGGGCGCGGCCGCACGGCGAAGCGTTTCAATTCCACGCGTGGCAACCCCAGCACCTCTATCAATTTCCGTTAGCTGGCGGCCAGCTCGCTCGGCATCATTGCCAAACTTTTTAGATTGGCGCGATCCTTTGTCAAATCCTTGGTTTAATTTCCCAAGCTCGCTATCCGTCGCCTTAATGGCCCGAATGCCGCCGCTTGCATCGCCGGTAATGATCAAGCCGGTTTTGTAGTTCTGGGCCATGTGGGGCAACCTCAAATTGCGGGCACAAAAAAAGCCCGCTAAGCGAGCCTGTTTAAATGCTGGGCATTAAAAAACCCGCTCGGTGGCGGGTTGGTTAAATCGTGACTGAAAAAGCTATTAAGCTATTTATTAGCTCTGATGCTTCTTTAGTAAAGAATGGACTCTCCCTCTATCCGAATTGGGCGGCCAGGTTTCACATGTACCCACTTGATCATCCTTTCACCCGCTGGCGTTTGAAACTCAAATTTGTTGGGTGCCTTGGTAATAAGCGCCTCAACTGAGCTTACGCTATTAACGGGTTCATCATTGACGCTAATGATTAAGCATCCTGCATAAAGCACCGCGCAAAGCTCAGAGTCGGAATCAACATTGGTCAGTTTTAGGCCCGCTCCCAGATATGAATTTTCTTCTAAGGTATTTGGCTTTTCATGGGTAGTGGCAGGCAGCTTATCGCAGGTATTTTGATAGATGCTGTTAAGCATGCTGAATATGACAGCGAGCATTACTGATCCTACCGCTTGGCTTATTCCCATTGCCCATATAACGGGGCTGGCCTCACTTGTAGTACCGTAACCACTAGGGCGTGGAACATCTATAAACCCAATGGTAGCAATTAGAAAAACTCCCGCGGTGCAGGCAATAGCTGCCATTACCCATGCAAATGTCACCCAGCCTGACCACCGATCTCTATCTGGCATCTCTATCCCCTATGTCTACGCGCCGGCCTTCGTGATCAACTTCGACAATATCGCCACACCCTACACAGAGCATGGTGGTTGTTTCGCCACGCTTACATAAAGCCGCCCGCGTACTTGACCGTTTCTGGCCCTAGATAGCGTATCGAACAATCTCTGCAATATTCAGCCACGACAAGTTCCCCGTTGAGTCACCCCAACAGGGAACGTACAGCACTTAGTTAATTTTGACTAGGCGTTAGTTACCAATATGGTATGACCCGCTGGGCGTTTCACTAATCTAAAGCGCCAGCTGCCGCCAGTCTGGGTGAGGCCCTAGTGCTGCACCGCCAAGCTGTCGCTTGATCCACGGCGCCCACGGCTCACCACTGTTCAGCGCTTCCTTAATGAAGGCATCACTCTTCGGCTTCATAGTCACTAAGGTCAGTTATATCGTTTAACGACATAAGGGTATATTTTGGCTTTCCTTCGCCAACACTTACCACTCTAAATTTAACTCGGACAGGTGTATTTAAGAATTTGCTGCTCAGTTCGTCAGTTTCTATTTTCTTCGGCTCAATTTTACCTTTTATAACTTCTTCAGCGGCATTGCCAATAAACTCAAACATTTTGCTGTGTGGGAGGATTCCTATAAACTTCCCATTAAAGACAATATTATCCTCATGCACGTTTTGATCTTTTAGCTTAAACAGCGCACTAGAAAGTTGCGAATCACTTGCAAACTTAAAGCTTTTTCCTTTGAAGCTAATGCCACAATAAGCACCATTACTTTCTAAGTAACTAAGAAATTCATATACTTTCTTAACTGCTCGCGGATGAATGACATCAACAACTTCTGTTAGATCATCATCGGTACCTTGCGCTGCAATTTCGAAAAGATCCTGAATCACTTCAACAACATCTGTTACGCCTACCTCATCTTCGAAAAGACCGTTAGGCTTACCAGGGACCTCGATTTCAAAACCGAAAGACCCAGTTGCCGTGCCTGTGATCATTAACTGCTCATCATCCCTCTTTGGCAGGGGGCCGCGATCGGCAAGACCACCGTTCATTGACGCCATTACAGTGCCTACAGCACTCGAAAACGCTTCTAAAGCCTTGCCGCCAAACTCAGCAATAATGCCTTTGGAGCCATCAACAGGACGCCCGCGAAAAGTTAACAGCAACTTTTCACGAGCTGCCAAAGGGTCTCCCAATAATTCAAGACTTTCCTTTGCAGACTCCAGCCTTGCTTCCAATCCCATTCTCGAAATTACTTGTTCAGACGAAAGTGCCGATAGCATTTCCTCAATTTCATTTATTTCAGCCTCTAGGGCGTAGTGCTCATTGCTCATGATCGACTACCTCCTGACCAATTAACAGCGCCTAGGAAATGCTGAATGCCTGCGGACTCATTCTGTGGTGCTAAATCTATTTCAACAAACCCCTTCCAAGCGTTATCTGCTCTGCGATGAGACCACATGCTGTACCAGTATGTTATTTCTTTCGTGAAGGCTTGATCTGCACTGCCGCCCAAAATTATAGGATATGCGTCCATATTATATAAAGATTTAGCTCGCCTAGGATCTAGCACGTCTACCGAATGAGGCTGAGAGGCAATAAATGTACTCTGATTATGCCCTGATGGCAGATAAAGATGGCTCACAATATCTATATCGCCTGGAGGTCGATTTTCATGACGTTCTACATCTTGAACAAAGCTGCCGTTTATCCATTGGTACCCTTGGGTTAGACCGAACCCATGCAGGGCCATTCTATAATCCAAGAATTTTGACAATAGACCAATTCTTTCAGAGGAAGTGCCAAACCTCTCAATTAAATCCTGCAATGTACATCTGTAAGGCGACCGATCTGAGCTATGCCCTGGAACACCTGGCCGAACAGGCGGCAAAACTCCCCTGTTGTCCCATGCAGGTATTTTCACATCCTTCCCCTTGCGTCCTTTAAAATTCCGCTTCTGCTGAGCAGTTATCTATGAAGACTACTTTACGGGGAAGATCGGCGCTACCCTGGTGCTAATAAACGGAGCCTAAGATTATTAGTCATTAAGCCAAAAACGCGCCATCACTCCTGTACCCCGCTGGCAGATTCTTCACGCTCATGAGCTCTCTCACGTTGATGCGCTGCTGCTCTTCCTGCAGGTAACAAAGCTCGGCGCGCTTCTGAATGACTTCCGCCACTTGCTGCCGCTGCTCGGCCTCTTGCTCTTGCAGGTGGCTTTGCTCATTCATCGCAGCCAGCGCCCCCACTTCGATGTGCTGAATCTGCGCCAGCAGCGAGTCTTGCTCGCCATAGTCCAGGCGGGCGAACTTGGGGTGGCCGTAGAGCGCGGTGTAATCAATACCCTGGTGCTGGGCACCGCCCATGCCTGAGATGATGCGCCACTGGGTGCGCATGGCGAGAAACAGTTCCAGCGCTGGCCAGTGTTCTTCCCACACCTCAAACACGTGAGGCTCTTTAGGGCGGGCTTTGTGCTCAATCCCCCAGGCTTTGGCATCTTCCTCGGTCTGATCTTTAACCCTTGACCTACCGCCCGCCCAATACTGGCCAGCGCCTGTTAGTTTTTTGCAGCGGCCTGGTTGCGCCCTTCTTGCGCGGCGAACCAGCTGAGGATGAGCGGACGACGAATGTAGGTTTCCTGCATCAACTGCTCTACCAGGGCTTTATCAAACGGCAGGTCTTTGTTGTCTTCGCCCTTGATGCCGCTCAACCCTTTGAGATCCGTTAGCAGGTCTTCGTCTTTAAACTCTGGCTTTTTGGAGGACTCTACTACTTCGCGGTATTTGTCCCATTTGTGCAGGGTCCACTCGGCTTGGATCGTTACCGTTGCTTCTTCACCCGGTACTTTCACAGGCACATCTACGATCGTGGTGGGGATTTTCTTGAGCACTAATGACATGGTGTGGTCCTTTTGATTTCACAAACAAGCACGCCGCCCAGTGGCGGCGCAGTGTGGTTAGCGTGTGATGGCTAGACGGTTAGCGGAAGATCAGCGAGAAGTCGCCGTCATCGTTACCGTTGGGCAGTAGGCGCATGTCCATTTGGTAATGGGTAATGCCGTCGGAGTCGCTTTCCTGTGGGGCGGACAACTGCGCCCGCGGAAACGCCATCTCGACGATGTTGCCCTCTTCGGTGCCGTGGATGAAAGACACTGCCGAAAGCTCGATAATCTCGTGAGATTCGATCTTCGGGAAAATGTTGTATTCATCAATACGCGGGGCTTCGATGTTGAGCTGGCCACTCGCACGGCGATCGGTGACGTGAATGCCTTCGTAGTTAACCAGGTGGCGGTGCACCACCGTGTTGCCAATATCAAACGAGCACGACTGCATGCGCGCAAGAAAGCTGTCCATCTGGAACGCGCTGTTCATCTTGTTCACCGGGACTTCTTTTGCTTGCGGTGCAAGTGTGCCCGTAGTGGCCGATGCAGTGGTTGGCCGCTGATACAGCCCCATGACATCAAACTGAATGTAGGGGAATGCCTTCACATCACTTGAGCGCGTCCAGGTGCCGCGCACGCCGGGCATTACTTGCAGCTCTCCATCTGCCCACCACAGCAGCGAGATGGAATCCATGCCCGTGGATACCGGCTCATAGATAACTTTTTCTTCGCCCACTGTTGCTTCGTCAATGGTTTCGCTCATGGCGCAGCAGCGCATTAGCAGGCTGAAAGACGGTGGCACGCCTTTGGTGCCCGAGCCTGAATAAGGCACACGGATCTGGCGCGAGGTGTACGGCGCGGTATTGGTTTGCTCAAAGGCACCGAACCCTTGGCGAACACGCTCGCGCTCTACGGTGTCGCCTTCGTAGAAGCCCGCCGCTTCACGTGTGACCACTTCGATCAACGTAGCGGTGGAGAGATCAGTGGGCGTGACGCCGTACTCGTCCTCAATCACTGCTGCCACGATTAGGCGGCGCCATAGCTTGCCTTCACTCATTGCCCTTTACCTCTTGCTTGGCCGCCGCCTTGGCGGGCTTGGGGGCTGCTGTTTCGGTTTGCACCGGCGCTGCAGCAGGTTGTGGCTGGCCCGCTTTCGCGGTCTTCATTGGCGTGGGCTTGGTGCGATGCACTAGCACGCGCTCGCCGTTACGGATCTCGTAGCGGCCTCCTTGGCTTGGCATGGGGTTTCCTCCAGGCGTAAAAAAACCCGCACGCGGCGGGGTTTATTGGGGTGGGGGGTGTTAGCTACGAATCAGGCGATCGTAGCTGTAGAGCTCACGCCAATAGACGTGGCTACCGGATACAGCAACGCGCTGCCCTCCCGCATACTCCAAGGGGGCGACGGCATCCGCCGGGTTCTCTAAACCCAGCAAAGCCGCTGTAATGGCGCGGCGCTGCGTTTCTACTTCGGCTTGCTCAGCGACTAGCACTACTGAGATGTGCTCTGTCACGGTTTGCCGTACCTGCATGGTGCCTAACCCGTTGGGCGTGGTGGTCGCTTGTACGGGATGCACGAACGCGGCGGG